TTCCTGCAATGCTCCAATTGTGGGCCAAAACTTTCAAAGTAGCTCCAGGCCTTGTGCCTGTGGCCGGAGTGTCTGTCAAAGGTGAAGCTCTGCCACCTAAGAAGTGGGAAAATGATTTAGTCCGCACGGTTATTAGTGCGCCCATTGTACACTACATTTCATCAACTTTGTGGAACTACTTCCCAAACCACAATTTCAAATTTTGGTCTACTAATATTAAAGTTGGGATGCCCCTCAATGGTGCCAATATCAGTAAACTGATTGCGGAACACGATGCTTATGATAATCATTTCGCAGGCGATTTTACAGCTTTCGATTCAACTGTTGGAGCATCTGTTGCGAAAATAATTGCCGGAGTGAGGAAGAAAGGGTTTTCACGCCATCGTGACTATGCCAAAATTTGTTTCCTTATTGACGCCAATTATGAGGCTTTGCTTAAAATGCCAATGATGACTACATCGACTGGCAATATTTATAGCAAGAAAGGAGGCTTGTCGACTGGGCACTCGTCCACTTCGACTGACAATTCCCTGGCGGTGACAATTTATTACCTTGCTGCTTGGAAGGCCATCACAGGCCTTTCAGCCCATGAGTTCCGCCACTACTGTAAGTTGAGCAACTACGGTGATGATCATTTGTTGTCTTGGCACAAAGCTGCTCCGCCAACATGGAATTCTGCCAATATAATCAAGACCATGTCGCGATTTGGTGTTGGCATTAGGGACGAGGAACCATCGCATGTATTGTCACGAATGACTTTCCTTGCAAAAGGGTGGCGTAGGCCTACTGGTGCCGACATTGCTGCTTTTGTTCTTGCTGGGGTTGACGTGCCTGGGTGGGTTGTGTTCCACGATGTTAACAAGCTTGTCAAGAAAGCCTATGCACCATCAAAAGATGCAAAAGTTGACAGAGACTACCGCATTAAAAGGCTTGTTTCTTACTTGTATTTATGTGCACACCACCCTGATGTGTACGAGAAAATTGTCGCTTCTATTGAAGAGGTACGCATCACTAATAAGGGCAAGGTAATGCGCTTGTCAGTGCATGTGCCTTCATATAATGAGGTTCTTGCAAAGTGGTACAATCCAGAATCAGTTGTTTCCGAGGAAGATGTTGAAGACCCAGGTGAACAAATCCTTGATTATAGTATGGACGGTATTGCCGACACTGTCGTGAATATTTTGTCAGTCATACCCGATTTCTTGAATCCTGCAATATATAATATGGGTTACACCAATCATTTGATTAGTTTGTTTCGGCGCCAGCTTTCATGGCCGGTCCATCTGATCAAAATAGCCAACTCAGCATTCGGCCCA